CCCCTGGTGCAGCAGCGAAAGTACAGGGGCTGGCCAAGACTCTCCGGGCCGAGCTGCGCCGCTGCAGCCGTTTCCAGGACGGAGTGCGCAAGTGGAAGGAGACCAAGGAGGACACCGACCCACAGATGGTGGCCCTCCAGGGCAAGGCGAAATCAGACTACTACTCGGGTGGAAAGTTGACTGAGGGAATGATGCGCTTTTACAATGTGTATCCGAAGCAGATCATGCTAAATATGCAGATCGCGACTCAGCCTTTGGAAGCCCAGGGATTCTCCATCTTACGAGAGGGGAAGTCATGCACCTTCCAAGGTGCGACCCTGGCGTATGGGGGCGCCGAGGCGCTGGTTGTGGAGCTTGACAAGAGGCTGGAGAGGGATGGGTCAGCATTTGTACACGTGGGCGATGACAGCTGGGTCATTGTGAGGGTCGGAGAGCACATCGTGATGTTTGCTTTGGACGGCTCTTCTTTTGACCTTACACAGCATCGTGATGCCACGCTGAACGTGCATGAGGCCCTCCGGAGCCAGCTGGCAATGGTTGATTCCACGGCAGCTGATCTCTGGTTCGAGTACGCCAGGTCCCGTGTGGTGGTGGTGTGTGGGGCAGTGGTGAGGCGTTTCCGGCACGCGGGACCTTCCGGCGGACCTTTACAATCCAAAGTGAATGGGATGCTGATGCACGTCCTGATTGAGAGAGCCCTGGAGCTACGGGTGGATTGGAAGAGTGAGTCGGCGGTGGACAGGGAGTTGAGGCGCGTTGGGCAGGACATGGGGTTTTCGATCCGCGTGGAGCAACATTCAGTGCACCGCGCTGCGACGATCCGTGAGGTGCTGGAGCGCGAGTCCTTCCTGTTTATTGGCTACTACTTCCACGTGCGAAATGGGCAAGTGCTGGTGATGGCCGACTGGGCGCGGCAAATGGCGCAGATACCGTACCCAGGCCTCAAGTGGATGCAGACCAAGGCCGAGATGAAGGTGAAAGAGGCTATGCGGTTGGGGAGCCTGGTGGTGAACTGGGGTATGTCCACTCCCAGCGTTGACGGGTCTTTTGAGGCCGGACGCGCAATCGCAATCGCCCTCCTCAAAGACACCATTGAGGAGCTCGGGGATCGGGAGGATGAGAAGCTGCGGTGGGCCGTGGGCGAGAGCCCTCACGGGCCCAGTGTGTTGAGTGAGAGCGTCAAGCCTTCCCTGAAGGGCTTGCTGGCGTACCTTGAAGGTGGACCAGCTGCCTTGTGGGTTCCTGAGAAGGAGCTGGCGGCGACGAAAGAGCTCAAGGATTTCTCGTTCATCCTCCCCGGGGCCAACTGGGCCGATGAGGTCGAGCAGGAAGAGCAGGAGCAAGGAGTCGTGCCTCGTCAGGCCCCCGTGCCTCCGACGCCTATTCCAAAGAAGGCGAAGCCAACGCACCCTGTGACAGAGAGAAACGATGGACGACCGCCCCCTACAGCGTTCTGGGGGCCAGACAAGCCACCGCGACCTCGTCTGCCAGAGAGGGCGTTTGGAGCAGCCTTTCCAGGTGAGAGGGTGGGGAAGCCGGGGATTCCTGGGAAGTGGGCACGGCGGCACCAGGCCCTGTTCGGAGATGGAGATGACTTTGTGGCGG